CAGCATGCCGATAACTATCGGCGCGCCGGGAAAAACACGTGCCAGTCGGGGTGGAACACAAGTCTCCCCAGCCTGTGGATGTCCCAGAAGTGGTAGACCTTGGGCTCATCAGGCTTAGAGAGCAGCTTCATGCCCGCCTCGGCGGGTGTGCGGTTGCCCTTGTAGTTGTTGCACTTCTTGCAAGATGCAACACAGTTCCGCCATGAGGTGTCTCCACCCTTCGCGGTGGGCTTGACGTGGTCGACAGTAGCCGAGTTGGGAGTCAGGCTGCAACCGCAATACTGACACTTCCAGTCGTCCCTGTTGAAGAGCGCATGCTTGCGAAAGCGAGGCACAAACCACTTCTTGGGAGCTTTGTCCAGCAATCGGATGGTCGCGGGCTCATCGAAGGACACCGAAGCGCTCGTGAGAGTCTCTCCCCAGGTGGACGGCCCGTCGATGGAGACGAGCTCGGCGCGGCCCGAGTACAGAAGATTGAACGCACGAACGGTGGAAACGAAGTGCAGCGGAGTCATGTCCGAGTTGAGGATGAGTGCTCTACGAGTTGCCATAACGACTATACCATACCTATTCTTCGAATTTGACGTCTTCAGCGATGAAAATCTTCTTCATGATGCTGATGGCGTCTGGATTGACATCTCCCAAGACGAATCGTCTGTCAAGCTTGACAGCGGCGGCTCCTGTCGTGCCGCTGCCTGCAAACGGATCTACTACTAGATCTCCAGCGTTGGTAGATGCCGAGATCATTCGAGCAACGAGAGCGACAGGCTTTTGACTGGGATAGCCTGTTCTCTCTCTGGAGGACGTTCCGAGAATCGGAATGTCGGTCCAGACGTCGGTGGGAACCTGTCCAAGAGCAATTCTAGCGTCTGCCTCTTCTTTTGTTCTACCGACCCGCTGCATTTCAGGCGCTTTATAGGGGATCCGATCGATGGCATTCCAGTTGAAGACCATCTTGTCACGATCCTTGGCGTACATCAGGATCGTGTCATGTTTTGCGGGCCACTTGTTCTTTCCTCTCCCACCGTAGTTGTAGCTCCACACGAGCTCATTTATGAAGTTGTTGCGTCCAAACAGCTCGTCGCACCACACTTTGGCGTAGTGCACCCAACGCCAGTCCAAATGAAGATAGAGAGTGCCCGTGGGCTTGAGAACTGTCCAGACCGCCTGCAGGATTGGGCGCAAGAACTCTTCGTAATTCTCGAACTTGTCTCTGTAGGAGATTTTCGAGACATTCTCTCCGTTCTTCTGGCGGTTCATGGTCTGAATGTCTCCTGTCCCGAAGGGAGGATCCATGTAGACCATGTCGACGGTCGACGGCCCGAGAGACTTGAGCAGGTCGAGAGCTGAGTTCTGTCGAACGATGTTCATCGATATGGTTGACCTGTCGCCTCGTACAGGTCAAGTCCCTCGACCCTGGGAGCGCCGGCGAGGTCGCGGCCGAGAGCGAAGGTCGGCTTCTTCTCGGAATCATCCACGTCGAGATTGTGGTTGTTCTTCACCCACTCGATGCATGCTTCGATGATCTCGTCGCTTGTGAGACGCACGTTCACTTTTCCTCCTGGCGCTTGCGCTCTTCAGCTTCAGCTGCGAGACGTTTTCGAGTCTCTTCGTAACGAGCCTCTTGGGCCTTGCGCGCCTCGATCCATGCATTATGGTGTTCGTCGCACAGAGTTCGAATCCAGCCTCCGCTCCGCCGAGTTCCAGGATGACCGCAGTCCTCACAGACTGAGGTGGACAGAGTCTCCACGAGAGCGATCATGCCATCGGTGACTCGATCACCACCGTCGACGTAAAATCGAAGTCCTCCGAACTTCTCCTTGACCTGAGCGGCGACGGGCTGAATGTTCTCTGGAACAGAGGCACCCTCTTCGAGTCGGAAGTGAATGTTGTCTACGTAGTTCTGAATGGTGCAGCACAGGGCGTCGATCAGTGTGATCCACCCGGGCCCGATGTCACAGTGGAAATCGGGCGGAAAGATCTTCGGATACTCCGCTTTGATCTGCTCGTAAGTGGTACAGCGCTGTCTCATGGGTCCACCATAACCCACGATCCAGCTTCTTTACACTAGAAGAGAATAGAGCGAATCTGCTGGGTCGCCCAATTTCGACGTGCCTCGGCGACGAGGTAGTCGGGAAGAGCGTCAAGGACCGAAGCGATCGTCTTTGAGTCGATTCCTTTTAGTTCTGACTCAAGATCGGCGATCAGCTTGTCGTGTTTTCCCCCACGATCATTTGTCTTCCCAGCAAGATCAATCTTGGCCTTGGCTACTGCAGCAGCAAGTTCCTCGCCGTGCTTCGCATTGAGAGCCTCGAGGGCACCCTCGATGCCCTTTTCCTGCATCGCATCCTGAAACTGCTTTTGGGCATCGGGTGTGTCTCCAAACTGTTTTGCGATCGCAGCAACAAATTGCTGCATCTTCTTTGTGTCGTCTTCGAGCTGCTTCGACAGGTTAGAAACCTTCTCATCCGAGAGCGCCTTTCCTGCCTCGGCCTCGTCTTTCTCAGCAGAGACCTTGTCGAGGAGACGGGCCAGCTCCTGCTGACCTCTCTTGAGATTAGCAACTACATCCTTGTTTTTCTGACGCTCGGCTTCAAGCTCCTTGTTTTCGATAGCGTCGTTGATCGCATTCCAGTCAATAGAGCTGATGTCTTGATCGGCAGACTTTGCAGCTTCCTCGGGACTCTTTCCTGCTGCAATTGCATCGACAATTGTCTGCTCGGAGTTCGCTTGACGCTCGAGAAGGCGACGAAGCCAGCGTTTGCTAGAACCGTTGCTCTCAAGCAGCGTGTATTGGGCCTCCACAATGTCATCCATTGTGATTTTCACCGACTCCGTCTGCATGTTGAACTTGAGGCGATTGCGTGCAACAAGAACCTTGAGAATTTGTCCGACAATCTTTGGATCAACGCCCGACCTCTTGCCCACATCGCTCATCAGATCCTGCATGGACTGCTTCGGATTTGATGCTGCTTGGGCCGATGCCTTCTTTGGATCTTCTCCTGCTGCTTGAGCGCGGGCAGCGGCGGCGTCTCGTGCGAGATCCTGGGGAGATGAAATCACTTCGCCCTTCTTCTGGGGTGTGTTCCCTTCTCCCGTTTCCTTGTTGTTCTTTGCCGCAGTCACCATGTCCTTGGCGACCTGCTGGACCTGATCGGTTCCGATGCCCGACTTGACCGCATTTGTGACAGCAGTCAGCTTGTTTGCAGGACAGCTCATGATGTCCTGGACGATCATGTCTGTCTTGTCGACGTAAGGAATTCCGCTTCCGAAGAGCGACTGAATCTTAGCAAACATGCCCTCGGGCTCGAAGGCCTTTGAGAGCAATCCCTTGACCTTGCTTTTCGTTGCCTGATCTTCAAGATCGTCCAGCTTTCCGTCGCCAGAAGAGTCATAGTTGTCCAGCTGATTCTGTAGAACATCACCGAGAACGTCGAAGCCCGCCTCAAGAGAATTTGCGAGGACAACACTCTTCAGAACAGGATTTGATCCTGCCTTGGCACCAAGCTTCTGCTGAAGCGCAGAGAGACCCTTAGTTGCAAGAGCTTTGAGGCCACCGCCCGTGAAGTCTCTGACATCCTTTGCTGCCTTCTCGATGACCGAGGGAATGTATGACATACCTGCAGACTTTGCAGCCGCAGAGATCTTCCCAAGCTTTGTCAAGATCGCGTTAGCCTGCTGCATCTCGTTCTTGTCGAGCGCCTCGACGAGAATCTGAGCGTATCCTTCGGCGAGAGGCTCACTTCCCGCTAGATGTCTAGCTCTCGTCTCGAGGAGGATGTCGGCCTGCTTATCCGCGTACTTGCGTGCTAGTGTGGTCATGTCATCCTAAATAGACGATAATCAGCAGAAATGGCCAACGGCGCCCGAATTTGCGAGCCCCGTTGGCCACTCTCCCCTCTCCCAGCTAAGCTGTTCGAACAGACACGGATCGAGCCCGCGCGGATGCAGCATGCTTAAAGGAGACGGTCAACACACCGTCTACAAGCAGCGCATCACATGTTTCAGGATCCACAGCAGAAGTGATGCGCCACGTGTACGACACTTCGGTGCCGTCCCTAACGCCTCTCACACGCAGTTCCCTGTCGACGATCCTCACAGACAAATCGGATGCCTTCACTCCGGGCACATCGATCGACAGGGCCAGCCCGTCATCAGTCTTCTTGACCGTCCACGCGGATGTTGAGATGCGCCTCGGTAGAATTGAGGGACCGAAGACATCGTCAAGAAATTGCGTTGAGTTCCATCCGCTTGCAGTGCTCAGCCAATCGTTCCTCATTCCATGCACCTCCTGTTCTTCGCGTCCTTACGGACGCCGAGTAGGTGTGAGGATAATCACTCAGCGGGCGGCGTGAACCCCCTCAGGACAAAATTTTTCCCGAAGGCGTCTTGTTGGGATCTGCCCAAACCACCGACTTGGAGCTGTCGTCCTCGCCAGAGACCCTGTTGTTGATCTCTGTCAGAAGATCCTCGTGGAATTTCTCCACCATCTCGATGTATGGAGCGTCGAGGACGAGAGTTCCCGGCTCCGACTCGTCCTCCACGACGACAACTTGGCGAAGCAGGTCGGCACCGTCGAGGCCGAGGAGGATTGCCTCCTGGAAGATCTGGATGACCCGCATGGACACTTCGTCTGAGAACTTATACTTCTTCATGGAACCTGAATCTCCTTGATCACGTCGTCGATTGAGTCGCGAATGTCTCTGCCGGTCACGCCGTCGCCGAGACATGTCCAATCTACCCGGTTTCTGCGCGCGAAGAGCTCCAATTTCTTGCAGTCGGGAAACATCACGTCAAGCTTGTCCTGCAGCGTCTCGGGCTTCACCGAGTGTCGAACGTTGACGTCGTGGGAGACTGACCTCTGCGAGTGGCTCTTCAGTTTCGGATAGATCGACTTGCCCGATGTCCCAATGAGAGCGATCTCGTGAGTCTGGCGGAACAATCGACCCATTCCAAAGGCAAGCGCATCGTCGGGATCCTCGCACCTCGACGAGTTCTTCTTGACCTTGACCCAGACGTACGTCTGTTTCAGCTTGAAGCCCCATGACTTCATGACTGCGAGGCCGTCTTCAAGCATGACCGACGGCACCCACAGCGCCAAGAGGCAACCTGCAGGATCAGCCAGCTCCCGCACCTTGAGGTCCTTGATTTCTGATAGAGAAAGAGTGGCGTACTGGCTTTGAGCGGACCTCTTGACAGGTGTCTTCATGGCCTTGAGACCGTCATTGAAATGCCAGGGAGGATCAGCACAAATTACTTGAAACTTCATCCGTAGTAGTCTCCAAGAGCGTGGAAGCAGACTGTCTTGTGAACTTCCTCGGGGGTTCCTCCCGAGCGAATGACTGCGATGTGTCCAGGATGTTCGTGTGCGTCAAACTCGAACATGTTCTGGTAGAGAGCTCTCACCTTTGACTGCAGCTCAGTGTCTTTCTCATAGACGTCTCTGCCCTCCTTGACGTGGGGAGCATTGACCAAGACGACAGTGCAGTCGGGCTTGACAAGCTGATTGAAGAGCATGTCAGAATACCAGCGAGGAACTCCCTCCGCTTCCCCGTACACCAGACCTGAGAGCGCCCAACGGTCCAGGATGATGTAGTCCATCGTGTCCTGCAGGTGGCTCAGCTGAGTCGCCTGAAAAACCCGCTTATTGAGGTACTGGACTGTCTGGAAGACTTTTGGGAATTTCTTGGCGAGGCCATTCCGCAGCATCGCGTAGATGGCCTTATAAGTGAGGCCATCATTGTAGGGAATCTCGAAGTGTGAGACTTTGTGTCCCTGGGAGAGGAGGTAGTTCTTGAGCAAGTTGGCCTGTGTAAATTTTCCAACTCTGTCTGGGCCCTCAATTGCAATGATTTTTGCTGTCAATGTAGTCCAAAGCTCCCTTGTTCCATTCGACTCCGTCAAGCGCCCTGATCTGCTCAAGGGTGAGCAGGACCAGTTCACGTTCTGTGACAACTTTGAATGTGAAACCCGCTTCTTGGCATGCAAGACGTGCTGCCTCGAATTTTGCCTGATTCTCTCTCAAGCGAATCATGGCTTCTGGCTTGATCTCGATGATCTCATTTCCTATCTGGAAATCAGGTGTGTAAGTTCTCTCCACGCCGTCGAGCAAGTACTTGATGGAGGCGGGCGCTGACACTTCAACTCCCTTCGTGAACATCTCGACGAGAAAGGAGATCTCATAAGAGCTTCGAAATCGAAGACCCTTGTAGACACCCTGGATCTTCGAGCGTCCTCCCCGCGCGTAGACCTTTCCGTATGCAGGATTTTTATCCCCCACGCATCCCAATTTTGACCTGATCAGACAGGCCTTTTCATTGCCGTAGATCTCGTCAATCGTCTTTCCCTTGGTGCGAATTCCAATTCGCGCGCATGATTCAGACGTATGACTCTTGCCGAACATCGGATTCTTCTCGCCTGAAGTCACATCAGACACCCGAGCCCGCCATTCTTCGCGTCTCTTCTCTGCCTCTTCTGCGCCCAATTTGGCAACCCACCACTCCCATGTCGTCTTATCGTTGAGCGGATTTCGCCGTATGCCATTGGCGTGCTGCCAAGAATTTGAACAGGAGCGATCGCAAAATCGCTTCTTTGACGAAGCGTAGCGAACCTCAAAATGCTTGCCGCAAAACTCACACGTCTTTTCCATGAGCTTACGTATTCACATTCGAAGGTTCTGACCGTGTCATCTTCAGATCACTTCTTGACTCCCATCAGGTCCCACTCGTATGGAATTTCAGCACGATGTTGGATCCATCCGTTGAAATTGTTGCAGAAGTAAGTTCGCTCCACACGAGCTACAGGATCAGCTACGATGAGATCGTTCCAAGTCCGCGGTGCAACGGCGCTCGGGCCTCCCTTGAGCTCACAGTAGAGCTGGCTCGGAAGCCTGACGTTGTTCCACGCCCGACCGCTCTTGAGGAAGACACGATCGCGTCGATAGCACTCAAGCTCAAGCTCAGTCATGGGACGAGCCACATGCTCAAAGGGACTCATGTGCCCAGCTTCGAGGAGACGATCGGCGAGTTGCACATCGGCATCGAGGTCCCTCTTGCCATCGTGGGTCAAGTAGCTCACCCGGGCGCAGCGGCCGACTGACACTTTCTTGAGGAAATCGTAGATGCTCGTCTGCGCGACCTCACATTTTAGCTCAGCATCGTAGTAGTCTTCTTCGCGGATGAGGGGAAGATGCCATTGACTGTGGGTAAGATGCTGAGGCGTGGACTTTGACATCGCCTCGACCATCAGGTGAGCGATCTTTTGGATCTCTGGATGGGCCATCTCGTTGTCACGTAGATGGGTCCAGTTATCCCACTCTGTGGAAGTCACGATGACCGTATGCCACATGAAAGGCTCAAGGAGCCTGTTTGTGATCTGCTTGTGGATGCCAATCGCAAGGAGTTGATCGGCCTTTTCGACAGCAGCATTCCGAGCCTCCAGCCACTCAGTTTCTGCCCAAGCCTGTCGTCTCGGATCGACTTCCTCTTCTGCCTGCATTCCCTTCTGATTCTGACCCCAATGGGTCGGAATGTAGGGAAACTCCTTCACCATCTTCAACATCTTCTCCACCGGAATTGCTCGTGAAGATGCTGAGTTGCGTGAAAACACGCGGTGCGTGTTGAACTCTGCAAGGATGATTCGTGGAAATGTTACCTCGAGAGTCGTGAGCCGAGCTCCCTCGGGACTCATGCTGTCAGCGAGGATCTTCGCATTATGGCCTGTCATTGACCACACAGTAACACAACTCAGCGCAACTGTTCACTTTGCGTCAGACAAAAGTTCTTCGGCGGCGCAGCGGTAGATTTCGCAAAATTGTTCGAGATCGTCTCGCGTGATGTGGTTTCCCACACTTGCATGGTCCCGATACATCACTGTGAACTTGATGTTGTTGTGGCCTAGGCCCAGGGCGTGGCCCAACTCGTGAGTCACCACCGTCCTGTACTCCTCCCAAGTCATAAATCGATCAGTCACAAGAATGATCCTCGAAAAAAGAGGAGTCGTCTGATAGAGGCCGTACATCATCGAGTTAGACGCGTAGTCTTGAAAGACGATGTCGATCGATGTCGATTCTTCCTTGACGAGAAAGATGTCGTCGGGCGTGCTGCTAAATTTGATCGACTCAGGGCTCGTAGCAGGACTTGAGAAGAGCCTGACGACGACGATACGAGCAATTCCCTGCGTCTGCGAGTTCCACTCTTGAGCCGACTCTTCGATTATCTTCAGCTCGTCGTCTCTAAAGTTGGTGTCGACATAGACCGTCCTGTGAGTTCTCTCGGCGAAGCGTCCAGAAGAACCGCTTGTGAGACGCGGAGATGTATGAGAACACTGAAGAGACAGAACGGCCGCAGCGGCGATCAGGAGACGCTTGAGCGAAGTCCAGAGCTTCACGTCGATCCCTTTGGAAGTTTTGATCCGATCGGCTTCGACGGCGTGTACTTCTTGGATGGTGAGTCGCAGTAGTTCGTGTCTCTCCACTCGCAGAGAAACTTGGCGCAGAACAACTTCATGTCGTTCTGTGTGAGACACTCTGACGTATTCTGCTCATTCATGACAGCAGGATGATCGCTGCTCTCAAAGGACGGAAGACCGAGCTCGTGTCCCAGCTCTCTCATGACGAGCAGCTTGAACTCAGCAGTGTCCTTCACGCGATCTGCAACGACAACTATGACCTCTGTCCCTGGGCCCTTCGCTGTTGCTGCTACGAGAGGCTCTCCTCGAATCTCGTCAATCTCCTGCGTGGCTGAGTCGGTCGAGAGCAGCTTTATGATCACAATCTTGTTGGGCGGGGGTCCCTCTGGATCGTGCTTGTAGTCTAAGACAAGATCGAACTTGACGATCTCTTTTGATGCCTGATTCCAGGCATTCTTCGCAGACACGATGGCAAGCTTCTGCCCAGCATCGAATCGATCGTCGACATAGATCGTCTTTGTCGTCACAATGTTGCGCGGAACGGACGGCTCAGACTTCTGAGGAAGCGGGCAGCCGGCGGGAATTTTTTGAGAGGCGCAACCTGCCAACAGCACAAGCAACGCAACAAGTCGAAATAGAGTCTTCATGCACAGCCCCCAGCAAATACATAGCACGGGGCAAATGCAAGAATTGGTTGAAAATTGTGGCGCCTGCGTGTCTACATCAGACTATTAGGTGTTCCTGATGTAGAGTCCCAACTTTGTCCTGAGGAGTTCGGCGATCTCCTCTTCAAGCTCTCTCAAAGTGAGAGCCGCCTCTGCGGTGAGCTCTCGGCGGCGTTTGGGGTCTTGCGCCGTCTGGTTGATGTGCACGATGATCCGTCTCTTAGTTGCCTCGACCGTCTCTCTGGCAATTTCAGTCACTGCAAAATCGGGAATTCCGCGACCCAAGTCCTCTCTGAGCTTTTTCTTGCTCTCGAGCTCGTGGCGAATGATGTCACGCAGAAGCGGACTGACATCTCTCTTGGGCATTAGAATCCTTCGCGAGCAGCCTTGGCCCGATAGAGATCCTGATCCTTCTCGTCGTCCTCAAAAGACTCGTCTTCACCATATTCAGCAGCGGTCTCGGCGACGGCTGCTGCTGCTGTGGCAGTTGCCAAGGATTTGGCATACTTCGAGAGAGCATCCATCACGTCAGTGGTGAACTCTTTCTCGGCATCTACGAGATCGTCGCTAAAATCCACGAGAAGATCGTGAAGCTCAGGGTACGTCATCTTCACGGGTGTCATCCCATGCTGATTCACTGCTTTCACGATGAGCTTAAGAGCATTTACCCTGAACGAAGAGAGGAAGTCTGCTGTCACGTTGTAGCAGACATTCTCAAACTCATCGCCCTCCACGATCTCCTCGAGGATCGAGGAATCGACGTTAGTGGCGTCGGGTCCCACCTCGAACAAGAGCTCATTTCTCCTCGACTCGCCCAAGATTCTGTATCTTTCATCACGGCTCTTGAGCACAGAGCGGGCCTCACTGAGGACCATCTCGTCGATCATCGCGGACTGTCTTTTCGATAGCTTCATCTGCCTATCCTCTGCCGACTTAAGTATCAGGGACAGCCCGAGTTTTCATGAGATTGTGATCAGCGCTTCTCCAATCGACTTGTTACCTCGGTGCAGGCATATGACATCTGTTCCATGTCCTCAGCAGCAGCCTTGAGACGACGCTGCATCTTCTGCTGCTTGTCGTAGGACCACTTCAATGCCTTCTTTCGGCTCATGAGGTCGACGACCCGATCCAGGCGACTGCGCGCAGCCTCCTTGCGGAAGGTGAATACTCGCAAGAGAGCATTGAGGTACTCGGGGGTCTCCTCAGGGAGGGGAGCTCCCTTCTCCTCTTCTTCGGAGACCTGAGCCGTTGCAGTCGTCAATCCCTTCGAGCGACCCTTCAAGACGATCTTCTTTGTCATGTTTCTAATTCTATCCTCTCGGTTGCTGCTTTACAAGGTCCTGAGTCGATTCACCATGTCAGAGAAGATCTTGGGATCACTCTCGACGACAAGAAACTTTCGGCCCAGCTTTCGGGCCGCGAGCGCAGTAGTCCCGCATCCTGCAAAGGGATCCGCCACCCACTCTCCCGGGTTCGTGTGGACCTCAATCATCACCTCGTGAAGACGCTGCTGCTTCTGGGTAGGGTGCACCTTGCCTCTGAAAATCTCTGTAATATCGGACCATATGTTGGACCGGCGGTAATTTTCCGATTTTGCTGGGTACTTTTCGTTGAATCCTGCGTACCCTCTCTTGGCCTCGAGGTAGGGCACATGGAAGGTCCGCGGCTTCTTAGCAGAGCCTTTGACGAAGTAAGCGCACTCCTCACGAGTGAACAAGTAGTTGTTCTGGACGCCGTATGCGCGCTTCTTTGACCACGTGATCAGGTTTGCGAGCTCGAGATGGCTGGCCTCTTCGACCATGGGAACGTACTTCATGAAGGGCCGAAATCCGGGCTTGCCGATTCCACCCCACACGTAGAATGCTCCGCCGGACGCAAGAATATGCTCGGTCCAGCGTTTGGTCCAATCCAACATCCATCGAGCAAAGTCGGTATCAGCTCCGCCGTAGCGGTCCCACTTCTCTTCAACGACATTGCCGTAGGGAGGATCAGCAATGATAAGCGGAACCTCTGGGAGCATCTGCCGGACGCAGATGATCGTTCCCGGTTCTGTGCTGTCGGCCTGAATAGCGTAGCCGTCGGAGAACTTCTCAATGTTCATAGAACCCCCAAGATCTCTCTGATTTCTTTCTTGGCCGCCTGCCGACCCGCTTCATAGGCTTCAGCAAGGAGGTATGCGATCGATTCAGCTTCCTTTAGATGGATTCTTTCCGGATCTTTTCGAATGCATTCCACGCCCCAAGAGGTCGGGAACTGCATAAAGTGAATGGTATTCGCGTACCTTCGTAAGCCGGGGCCGATGAAGCGATATGCTGCGCCAAGGGCAGTATCTTCCCGCTCAAACGAGTACATGAATGCCTCTCTTAAATTGGTGGACCCCCGGGTGTATCCTACCCAGGGGCCCGGTTGTAATCAGCTTGGGAGCTGCTGACTGCGTCTTCTTTCGAGGGAGCTACACGTTTAATCTGAAGCGTCAGTCCTTAGACTCACCCGTTCTGCCGCTAAACTACCGGACCGTAAGACCCGTTCGAGACTCGCATGCTTTGTCTCTGGTGGGTAAGCCCATGCGCCACCGTTTAAATCCGGCGCAGAGGTCCAGGCTGGACTTGAACCAGCGTTGATGAGTTGTTTCAGCACTTCAGAGGTTGATTAGCTCTTGCCTCCCGCGGTCATTGGATAAACCTGTTGCGATAGCTTCAGGTTGATGTGTCACTTAGCGTCTGCCATTCCGCCACTCTCCCAAGCTTACCGAGATATTAGACCCTCGTCGGCTGGGTTCTCGAACAATGCCTTGATCGATAGTGGGAGAGCCAGGACTCGAACCTGGATGAGTTACCTCTCGCGACGATTGTAAGCTTAAGGCTGAGCCTCAGCTTGCGCTATCCCGGGACGATAGCCCGGGAATCTGTTCTGTTGGCTTCTCAGCCGAACAAGAAATTGAACACCTTTCCGCCGACCTTCTGCTGTTCGACCTCGCGGGAGTTGGCTTCCTCACGCGCGAACTTGACAGCCTTCTGAAGGCGCTCGACTCGGTCCAGGATCTCAGCGACGCGAGACGCCGGGAGAGCACCCGAGAACTTGACGGTCTTCCAGAAGCCAGCGATCTGGTCCTCGAATCCCTCCTTGACCTGGGCAGGGTGCTTGTCCGTCGCCGGAGCAAGAACGAGGGGCACGAACACCTTCTTCGACCGCGTGGTCTCCGCGGGCTTCGAAGCGTAGCAGCCCACGTTCGGGTCGAGGGTCCACTCCTCAGAGGGGTCCAGGGTGGGGATCTTGCTGACGAAGGTATGGATGTCCACCAACTTCTTCTCGAGGAAGAGGAGGTAGGTCACCGGGACCTTCGTGGCAATGGTGACATCGCCCACAACCACGTCCGCCGTAGCGACGCAGTTGGCGTAGTCCTTCGTCGCAGTGACGTCGAAGAGGTCCGTCATGACCCGCGCGACGTCCTTCAGGAAGTCGCCTGCGTTGAGCTGCACCTTCGTGGCTTCCGGGGGAAGCTGCTCGCCGCCGTCCTCCTTGGGACGATAGGTGCGAGAGATGCCCGTGATCAGAGCGGGCTTCTGCATCTTCTGATAGATCTCCGTGATGCCCGCGTGGGCCTTGTTCTTCACGGACTTCTCGACAGCGATCACTTGACACAATTTTGTGCTGCTCATATCATTTTCCCAAAGTCTGAGTTTCTTCTTGTTGAAATGACTCTAACTCATCTGAGACCAACTTTACAAGTTCACGTTTCTGCTTCCAGTACTTGAGGAGTCTTTGACGATGAACTTCTCTGCCTTCTTCAGACATGGGTTTTCGTTTTACGCCAATCGCTGATTTGCGCTTCAATCCTAGTTCTCTGCGCTCGATCGCTCTCTTGGAGATGTTTTGACCCACTGACGGATCTCTCTTGACTCCCAAATTTGCTTCTCTAATGCGCCGAATTCCATCCTCAGACTTGGGAGGCGATGGAATCTTTCGCGCTTTACGAGTTTCGCTAATCTTTCGTCTCGTCTCTTCAGACTGAACGCGTCCCATAGCTGATCGTCTCTTCTTTTCACGCGTCTCATCACTTGGTGAAAAAGATCCTTCGCCGCCTTCGTTCATATTGTAACCTACGAGATGTGTACGCCATTCAAGAACAAGTGAATGTTCTGCACTGAATGCGTCAGCTTCAGACTCATGCTCGGAGATGATAGTCATCTCAAACTTGTCAGGGCCATATTTCCTGATAGCTCTGTAGAGACGAGTCTCGTCTCCTCGTTCAGCGGCATAAAGATGAGCTCCAAACCGTTGTTTGGGATCGTTAGATTTTCCAACGTATCGTTTTCCATTGATAGTGTTGGTGATGCAATAGACAAATGATTTCATGCTGAAGAATTATACCAAATCAAACGATCTGGTAAAGCTTCGTCAGCATGATCAACTATGCTAAAGTGTGGTTAGACTATTTGAATCGAAAAACTATGAGCACTTCGTCCAACCACAAGCGGGATTCGTGCACTGGGGGCATCCAGCCGAGTAGGTGAGAGACTCTCCTCCACACTCTGGGCACTTCTTGTCGGAAGTGGACTTCGTGCCGTCGGGAATGTAGGTCTTCAGAACGCGAGCGATGACCCGCGAGAAGCTCTGCATGTCGCTGTGCTTGTCCTTCTGGAGCTGCTCCACGATGTACTGCACGGGAATGCCGTGGCGCAGGTTGAGGGACAGCGACCGGGTGAACGCTCCATAGAGCGGATTGGCAAATAGCTCCACCACATCCTTGAAGAGGAGACAGTCGTCCTCGCCGTAGGGAATCATCAAGTTGTAGGTGGCGACGCCCTCCTTCTTGCCGTTCTTGATGAGCGTGCCTACCTTGCTCTTCTTGGGAACCTCGACATGCGAGGATAGACCACAGAAGATCTCGTAGGGAGCGCCCGCGAGCTTTCCCACCAGGACGAGGTAGGACTCAGGGCCGTCAGGTCCCTTCACGTTGATGCGATGGATGTCGCAGGGAAGCTCCTTGGGACGCTTGGGCGCGTGGTTCGGCTCAATCTTGGTGGGCTGTCCATCGGTCTTTTCCTCTTTCTTTGCACCAGCTGCGACCAAAACGCCGCTGCGAGATCCATCTCGGTAGACCGTGAAGCCTTTGCAGCCCGACTCCCAAGCTGTCATATAGACATCTGCAACAGTCTCTTTCGAGACGTCCGAGGGAAGGTTACAGGTCTTGCTGATGGCGTGGCACACCCACTTCTGCGCGGCAGCCTGGAGCTTGACAGAAGCTGTCCAGTCGATCTTGTCGGAAGTTGCGCCGTAATAGGGAGACGACTCGATCTGTTCTTCTGTGCAGCCGGTTGAGTCCATCCACTGCTTAAAGCCGTGGTGGTAGACCTTGTACTCCTGCCACTTGTCGCCCAACTCGTCGATGAAGTCCACCCTCGACTGCACGTCAGTGGCCGTGATCTTCTTGCGACGTGTATAGACGAGAAGGAACGCAGGCTCAATGCCGCTCGTCGTCTGGGTGACGACAGAGACCGAGCCAGCTGGGGCTGTCGTGGTGAGCGCGATGTTGCGCCGGCCGTACTTCTTCCAGCGTCGAGTGAGGTCAGGATCTTCCTCCATGATTCGACGGAGGAACGGGCTCTCTACCTCCATGTTCCAGTCGTAGACAGGGAATGTGCTGCGGTCTCTCGCCATGTCCACCGACGCAGAGTAGCCCGCAAGAGCAAGTTCTCTGTAGATCTTCTCAGTCTCCGCGATCGACTCGGGCGAGCCGTACTTCACGCCGATCATTGCAAGAGCATCTCCCAGGCCTGTGACGCCGAGGCCCGTTCTTCTCCCGCCCGCAGTCGCTTCTCTGATCTTCAACCAGAGATCGTGCTCGAGCCTCTTTACTGCTGTCGTCTCGGGATCTGCAGCAATCTTAGCGAGAATCTTGTCGATGGCCTCAAGCTCCAAGTCCACAAGATCGTCCATCAGCTTCTGGGCCTTGTAAGACACCTCTCTGAAACGATCGAAGTCAAAATAGGCCAGCGAACCAAAGGGCTTGACCACGAACTTAGTCAGATTGAGAAGCAGAAGACGACACGAGTCGTATGCACTCAGGATCAGCTCGCTGCATGGATTGGTGGAGACGTTTGCATATCCCTTGCTGGCATACGCCTCAGTGGGAGTCCACTTGGTGACAGTGTCCCAGAAGAGAAGACCGGGCTCAGCAGAGGACCAGGCCGAGTCGACGATCTGCTCCCAGACTGCCTTGGCCTTGACCACCTTGGTGATCTTTGCCTGCTGCACAGGAACGTCGACGGGCCACTGGAGAGTATAATCGGCATCTGCCTTGACGGCCTTCATAAAGTCGTCGGTGATCCTGATGGAGATGTTGGCACCCGTCACCTTCTTCAGGTCACGCTTGATGTTGATGAAAGTCTCGATTTCCGGGTGCTTCACAGAGATGGTGAGCATCAGAGCACCCCGGCGGCCGCCCTGGGCCACCTCACGGCAGGTGTTGCTGAACCGCTCCATGAAGATGCCGATGCCATCGGTGGTTCCGGCAGCATTGGCAGTCTTCTCTCCCTTTGGGCGAATAGTGGAGATGTCAAAGCCGACTCCTCCACGTCGCTTCATGATCTGAGCTTGCTCCTGATCAGCATACAGGATTCCGCCGTAGGAATCCTGGGGTGCATCAATGACGAAGCAGTTTGACAGGGACTGCATCTTGTAGGGATTGCCCATGGCAGACATGGGTGAACCCTGCGGGACGATCTCCCACGAAGAGAGGTGTGACAGGATCTCCGAGAACGTCATGCTGTTCGGATACTTCTTCTCGATGCGTGCAAACTCGCTGGCAAGCCGCTTGTGCATGTCAGCGGGGGTGGCCTCGAGGAGATGCCCTTCCCCGTCACGCAGCGCGTACTTCGACACGAAGACGCTTGCTGCCAGCTCATCGCCCTTGAAGTAATCCAGAGATGCCGTGTATGCCTCGTCGCGAGTGTATGTCGTCATTCTTCTCTCTCTCTGCGGATAGCTCAGTAACTATAGCTCGAGCTCGATCTGTCAGTTGTCATCGTCGCCCTTCTTCTTGTCAGGGAAGGCGTTCTTCATTTCCTTCCAGCGCTCGAGGAGGAGCTTCTTTCGTGCGTCTACTTCAGGCTGGACGTCGGGTTCTGGGGCGTCTGCATTTCCAACGATCTCAAATGTACTTCGTGCTGTATTCATCTTGACTGGAAAAACGAGACCGTCTCTTCCGGCACGATTCTTGGCGACGTAGAGCCTGCCCCATCCGGTCGCCTTTTCATGTGGTTTGCGCGAGACTGACACAATCAAATCACAGATCATCGCTTTGCCGTACGCCTCTGACATGTTGGTCATGTCGATGACGTCAGCATTTGCTCCCTCTTTGTTGGACTGAGAGGCAGTCCAGATCGGAATTCCCAAGTCCATCGCAAGAGCGCGCAATTCCTCATACACCAGCTTAAGCTCATGACGAAGAGATTCGAACTGTCTCGAGGACCGCATGATGTCAGCGTAGTCGATGATCACCATGTCGGGAATGAAGCCACGCAGAGACAACTTTTCGATGTGCGCGCGGAGAGTGTGGACAGTCGCTGTATTGGTCGGATACTCCTTGATGAATAGTCGACCCAGAGCATTGGTGTCGTAGAACTCCTTGACTCTGTCCTTGTTGTCCATCACTTCGTTTGAGTCAATGGCACACAGATTGGAATCATACCGAATGCCGACTGACGTCTCAGACAGCTCAAATGTGTAGTGCAGGACGTTCTTTCCAGCTCGAAGGGCATTAGCACCGATCATCACCAAGAAGTGAGATTTGCCGCTGCCGCTGGCTCCGACAACACAGTGCAGCTCGCCCTTGCCGCTGCCTCCCTGAAGGATCTCCTTCTTGTCAAGTTCGGGCAGTCCCGTCGGAATGGTGTCTCGTCGGAGATGAGTGAAACGAGCGTCCAGCTCGTTGAAGAAGTCGTGTCCCACAGAGGGCGTGGTGCCGACCTGGACTGCCTTCTTGATGATCTCGACGATCTCTTCGTACTTTCCCACCTGCATCTTGTCGATTGATGCTTCCAGCGCCTTCTTCAGCGACTGCTTTCGACAAAACTCTAGGGCTCGATCCTTGACGTACGGGAGATCGCCGGGATCGGGATTGTGACGAATGCGTTGGAGATACTCGACGATCTGGTCACGAAGAATGACATCGGTTCCAACCTTCAGGTCGTCCCGAATGATGGTGACGAGAAGCTGTAGAGTCGGAAATGTCTTGTACTTCTTTGAGTGAGCAAAGAACCTCTCTGCCAGAAACTTGAGGTAGTTGAGCTCAAAGTATGAGTTGTCGACCACCTCGAGCATCTGTTCAGCCCACTTGTGATCAGTCAAGAGAGCCTGGATCAACTTTTCTTGAAAGGACTTCCCGAACTGGCCGAAGGTCACTCCCGACGGCTTGGTCGTCACTTCACTGTCTGACATCTAGTTCAGTCTCCTGATCGGAATTTCAGCCCGTCAACGCAGCGAAGATCCATCATGATTCCATCGACGCTGAAGTCATTGATTCCCTCCTTGATGAGGGCTCGTAGTAGACCCATCTTATCGAAAGAGGGGGCAAATGTATTCATGATGTTGTCTACCTTGGATGCTTGGGTCGCGGACAACATTGAACCGTCAAGGTGAACGAGCTTCCAGTTCCGCTTGACATCCTCGCTAGACTCGACGATCCTTCTGTAGATGGCTGATTCTCTAGAATGCGCTGCGGCATAGCTGAGAACATCCTGCACTAGAACAGTCTCGTCAGAGCCGAGAACAGGAAACTTTTTAGCTGCTGTCTTGAAACCCACACCATCGACACCTGGGACATTGTCTCCCGAGTCTCCGCACACCGCTTTGGCAACTGCAAAGTTGTGAGCTTTGATCCGGTACTCTTCGAAGATGTCGTCGGCGGTGACGAAGTTCTTGCGATGAAACGAATAGAGACGTGTCTTGTCATCCAGCAGCTGGTACATATCTTTGTCTGACGACGCGACAATCTTCTGCTGGTCTCTGAGGGGTCCCCGACACAGATAAGCTACGACGTCATCTCCCTCGCAGTCGGACACATAGATCTGACAGACGGGAAGACACTTGAGCATTGACAGCAGGGAGATGAGCTGATGCTTCTTGTTGTCGTCTGAGTCTGGAATGTCATCACCATAGAAGCGATTGAGCTTCTCTGGCTTTCTGTTCAGCTTGTACTCCGAGTACAGGGCGCGCCTGCGCTGGGACCCGCCTCCCTCCCAGGCAACGTAGATCGCTCTTGGGCTCTGTTCTCTAGCAAGCTTCTGAAGCGTCTTGAGGAAGCCTATGCAGCCTCCCATCTGATAGCCGTGCGCGCTCATCTGCGGATAAGCAGAGTAAGCGCGCACAAAGGCGTTCATCGCGTCGATGATCAGGACGGGTCTCTCGTCTGACATGTCGCCAATGTACTTCGCTCAGACGACGATCTTTAAGCAATCGTGCCTCATCCTACAAGGGTGAAGCACGATCTTGAGAAGTGCATCAGGTGCCCGTGCTGCCGAAGCCGCCAGCTGCTCGCGTTGTGTCGGACAGCGAATCGGACTTTCTGAATTCAGCACGAAAAATCGGAGAAAAGACCAACTGAGCAATCCTATCGCCTTTCTTGACGATAAACTCATCATGGCCCGTGTTCTTCAAAATGACCTTGATCTCACCCCGATAGTCGTTGTCGATAGTTCCGGGCTCGTTCAAGACCATGACGCCGTGTTTGGCAGCGAGGCCTGAGCGGGAGCGAATCTGTGCCTCAAAGCCCTTGGGCATCTCCAGAAAGAGTCCCGTCGGGATGATCTCCCAGCCCTGGGGTGCGATAGAGACGCGTTCCTCGTTATTCGCGACAAGGTCGCATCCCGCTGAGCCAGCTGTCTGGTAGATCGGAGGAGACTCTGTGCCCGAGAACTTGACGTCTAGAACGACTGTGTAGTCGAATCCCTGATAGGCGTTGGGTTTCTTCTCAGACTGCATCATCGCCTCCATCATCCTCGGGCTCCTCACCGACTTCTGCGGCTGTCGAGTCACCGTAGTCGACCGTCAGAGCGCCGTCGACCACCTTCATGACGTAGGGACCGTACGTCTCATCTTTCATGAGCTTGCCGAAGTCATTCTTGTAGAACTTCTTCTCCGCTACGACTACACCGTCGCCGTCGACGACCATGAGCTCTTTCCAGGCACTTGAACCCGTGATCTTAGCAGAGAGCTTTCGGACCTTTCCTCCCGGCTGCTTCTCCTCCCAGACAGCGCCCAGGAAGTCCTTTGACTGCTCGCACCATGCCCTGCACTCGTCGAAGAGGTACTCATCCTCCACGATCCCCTTGCCGAAGATGATGTCAAATTCACACTTGCGGAAGGGAGCTGCAACCTTGTTCTTTTTCACAGTCGCGATGACGTGAATTCCGATCACGTTGCCCTTGCTGTCCTTTACCTGCGTGCCGCTAGTAAGCCGAATGCGAATCGAGGAGTGATACGGAATAGCTTTGCCACCAGGCGTCGTGGTCGGATCTCCATGAGTGACGCCAATTGCGTCTCTCAGCTGGTTGATGCACAGGAGAGTGACATTGTTCTGACCGATCACGCCGGTCAGCTTCCGCATGCCCTTGGAGATGGTGCGCGCTTGAAGTCCAATCGTGTTCTGATCATACTCTCCGTCAAGCTCAGCCCGAGGTGACGTAGCTGCCACAGAGTCCCAGATCACAAGGATTGAAATGTCCTTGTCGACGACCGACTTTGCCTTGAGAATGGTCGACTCGATGATGGTGAAGACCTCCTCCGTGCAGTGAGAATCGCAGTAGACAAAGCGCTTGCGCACGTCGATGCCCATTGCACCCAGTTTCTGAACTGGGGTAGCATTCTCAGTATCGATGTAGACGACCAAACCGCCCAACTTCTGGACGTTGGCTGCTGCATGATAGGCAAGGTGTGACTTGCCGCCTGACGGGATGCCCGCAATCTCGATGATGCGCCCCTCGGGCCATCCTCCGCCGAAAGCATTCTTGATCGCATAGTTGAGCTGAATGGAGCCCGTGTCAAGCCAGCGCTTGACGATAGTGGGCGCTGTCATCTCACTCAGATTGTAGGCCACGCGCGACCCGAACTCCTTGTTGATGTCCTTGATGAGAGAGGACACCATAGAGTCAATGTCGACCTTCTTGCCAGTCGATTCGCCTTCGTCTCGTGTCGGCGTGAGAGCCTTCTCGGAGTCAATGTTGACAGCTCCGGCTTTGTCCTTCTTTGCAGCCATGGTCGCCCTTTCGTCTGAAAGTGAAGATAAGAGATGCAGAGAAGGCGGGAGCTCTCGCTCCCGCCCGTCTCAAACGCATACTGTCAGCCGAGCTCGTTCAGCTCGTCGAAAGCTGCATCGATTGCCGACTTGGACGCGTCTGTCTTGGACTTCTCAGTCTTGGACTTCGTCTTGGTCTCAGCCTTGGGAGAAGCTGCAGCGGGAGCTTCTGCCTTGAGCTCGGTCTGAAGAGCGTCAAGATTCTCCTGGACTTGAGGTCCGCGAGTCTCTCCGCCCTCATGGGAAGGCTCTGCATCACCCGAGAGGTACTTCGTGAGAATCGCCTCGATCTCCTTGGTCGAACGGGGCTTCCACATGTCATCAATGTTGGGAGTCGATGCCAGCCACTTGCTGACCTGCTCTTCAGTGACGCCCGGCCAAGAAGACAGCTTCGAAGCTGCTGGTGCAGCGTCGACCTTGGTGTCAAGAGTCGGCTTACCCTTGAAGGACTTTCCCGGAACCTGAGAGATCGTCACCTTGAGGTCGCGTCCCTTCTCGGGGTGAAGGATGTCGCCGACCCACTCGTCCACAAAGAATCCGAGCATGCGGCTGTTGATGGTCTTGGACATCGCCCAGACCTGAACGCCCTTGGCCTCCTCACCGCGGACGATGATGGGCACGTATGCCTTCATCTTCGCAGACATCTCCTTGGCCTGCTCCCGATCCTCGGGATTCTTGCTGCTCCACAGCTTCTTGAGAAACTCGTCGATGGGATCTGGCTTCCCGAATTGCTTTGGCGACAGGAAACACTCCTTGCCAAGGTAGTACTGCCAGCGCTCGATGAACGGCATACCGTCCTCCAAGAGCGCGCTGGGCCAGGGGATCGCCCTTACGATGTAAGTCCCAATTCCGGGCTTCCAGAGCTGAACTGCCGAAGTCGTCTTCTCACCATTGAGCTGAGCCACGCGACGCTTGATTGCTTCAAGATCCAATGCCATGTTGTCCTCTTTTCCTTTGTCCTGTTTCCTGAGTCCACTTCGCCAAGTCACCTCGACAACCTTGTGAGTCACCGTTGCGACTTGGCTACCCTACTTTGCCGTTGACCGATTGTTTCAGTGAAGATGCAGCCCCGAACTCACTATTTCCAGCGAGATGACTTCTTCTTCCGCTTGCTGTCAGCTGACGCGCCCAACGGAAGCATTGGCCCTGGGATGTTTCCAGCGACGTTTGCCTCGTCCACTTCGCCCTCGACCTTGCCTTTTCCCTTGCCTGTGCCCGCATCGTTCGTCGGGTCGTCAGGGTCCTTATCAGCAAGGAGTTGATTGGGAACTCGATCGTTCGCCTCAACTTCAGCCAAGACCCCTCTGATGAACCGACTAAGAAGCGATTTGCTCACGAAATAAGTATGGAGGAGAGCCCAATTTGTCAGCAGAAGTTGGACTCACCCTGCTTTTTCTTGCTTGCACGAAACAAGATCAGCAGCATGCACGATGTCAGCGAGAAGGGGCTCCTGCATCTTGTAGGGAGCATTCGTCTCATCATACTGACCGTCATTAAGCTTGATCGCCAAGAACTCAGCTTGTGTGAGCTTGAGACCGAAGTGCTGACACAGCCAGACGCCCCGATCGGGGATCGTCATGTACTGCATTTCCTTGTTCTTCTTGTACATCTCTCCCAGCTTTTCACGATGCCAATCGGAGTCCTGCGGGAGGTAGTAATCATTCTCGTGATCGCCCACCTTGCCGAGGTCGTGAAACAAACAGCCGATGATGAGTGAGTCACGCGGCACATTGTATTCAAACGCCTTGCACAGCTTGAGGGCATTCGTGAGAACTCTCAGTGAATGGTCAACCAGGCCGCCAGGGAAAGCAGCATGATACTCCTTTCGAGAAGAAGCAGGACAGAGTGCAAGACGCTCTCCCAGCGTGTCCACGAGGTCAAGGGCGGCCTCTGAACGGTCTCCAAGCTTCTCGCACAGCGAGCGAAACTTGTCAAAATTGGCAGCGATCTCTTCGGGGGTCAATGACATGGACCCATCTTGGTGGGTCGGGATGTCAATGTTTAAAGATCAGTATCCGCCTCGTTCGGCGCGGTCTGCGCAACGATCGCACTGATATCCCAGACGAACGTCTTTGGCAGTCAGAACATTCTCCTCGCCGCAAGTGGGGCAAGGAAACTCCAACTTGCCAGCTCGAAGAGCAGAACGACCGCCCGGGTCGCGGAAGTCCATGTCGCCATAGCCATCATCATCGTAATCGTCCCACTCAGCGAGGCGCCGAGCATTTTCCTTGCGGACCTTCTGAACTTCCTCTTTAATGATCTGACGGAGTTGCGTTGCTGTGATTCGCATGTGTCTACGTATTATCCACAATCGACTTTGTGATGACCTCGAACTTGAGAGGGAATCTCGCAGAGTAGGTGGGCACGTCGATCGAGGTGACGCTTTGGACATCTCGAAGGCGATCTGGAGAAACGTCCAGAATGATGGCATCTACGAGACTGAAGAGCGGGCGAATGCCGTCCGTGCCCAAGTGAGTGAGGATTCTATCGAAGCCAAGAAGAACAACATCGACACCTGACGATTGTGCGTAGGTGTTGATGAGAATGGCATCCCGAGCATCGGCATCCACCTTCAGACGGCGTCCGTACCTGTTGACCACAATGTTGTCGTCTCCCATTCCTTTGCGGATTTTGTCAGCAAGCGCGGTCAGGCCGAAGTACTCGCGAATCCTCGCCATGAATGCATCGATCTTCGAGTCGTCGGCATGCAGCTGGATCATGAGCGACGCCCTGCCGATGCCGTACAGCATGCTGATCACGGCAGACTTGACAGTGTCTCTGCTCACTGCACCTCCGAACATCTCCTGAGCGACCTCGGCATAGAGATCCTCTGCAGCAGTGGCCTTCCCCGCCTCGGCAAGGACGATTCGTGGCTCCAGAGCCTTGAAGTCCAAGCAGCATATCGACCCACCCTCAAATGCAGATTTGATGACCGCACGACTCTCTCTCCTCAGGTTGAGGATGTTGGGTCCAGACGCGATCGTCAGACGACCCGTTCTCGTGCCGAATCGATCGTAGACGGGCAGCGCTGCGAATCCTGACTTGTTGGGCTTGAATCCGTCCATGCCGACAGACGACTGTCCCGTGGACTCAGAGAGCTCTCGCCACATCTCCACATTGATTTTTGCGGGTCGCAGCTGAGACAGGACGCGAGAGCCCGCTGCCCAAGCTCTCTCGTAATAGTCGAACGACAATTTCGGAAAAATGCTCGATGTAACACCCACCAGATTTTTGAAGTATTCTCTGAACGCTGCTTCTGGTAAGGCATGCTGCCAGCGGACAGGCTCCTTGGTAAGTCCCGCGAAGGCAGTCAGGTACTTCTGAGGAGGAGTCGGTAAAACTGCACCCTCGAGCTTGAGAAGAGTGTCGAGGCACTTGCCGCTCGACTTGAGCGCACCCGTGAGATGCCAAGCGTGACGGGGCACTCCGTCCGACCACGAATAGCCGTCGGCCCCGCTCACGAGGTTTCTGTCAGTTCCCAACAATTTTGAGTCAATGCAGAAACGTCTGTCCACGATGGAAAACGTAACACGAGAACTGACAACTTTTCACTCGAGAGTTCAGGGCTTGGGAAGCTGCTTCAGAATCTTCTTGACCGACTCAAGAACAGAGGGCGGGTTGGAGAACTTGCCATATGCATCTGTGTAGACGAACGTCCAGCTGGTCACAAACTTTCCCGGTGAGATAGAATGATTGATCTGCGTGCAGTTGTAGAGATTGTCCAGCGTCGTTCCCGTCTTGAAGTCGACGAAGAACTGCTGATAGAGCTGTGCGATGGGACAGCCCAGAGACGTGATTGTCAACTGTCCTGGGAACGTCCTCAAGGGCAAGTTGTTTGGCTCCTCAAGACCATTTGCCGATGGAAGTGTGGTTCCCCCGCCCACTCCCTTGTAGGCATTGTTGGCATTGATGATGTTTGCCGCCGACTGCAAGCTGTCTGTCTTGGATGCGAGCTGTGCGGTCATGACCAGCGTTCCATTCGCCCCCACAATGATGTTGGGCGCTGTTTGACGAACGTGGTCCACGACGCTCTGACGATTTTTTTCGATAGAGACCTTGACAAACCCAGGCCGATCGATGACCTTTAGATTGCCTTCCGCAATATCTTGCATGATCAGAGTGCCGAGCATGCCTTTAGTAGTGTCTGATCCGCCAGAGCCCTTTTGCTGGAGCACTTTCATTTCTTTTGCAATGAGAGCATTCAGATCTTCGTTGCTCTTAATGTTGCCGACAGTGAATCCCTCGCCTGTAGCAATGATCTTTGACAGGAGCTTGTAGGGTGTGTTCGTCTTGTCGTAGATGTGAATTCTCTTGATGATATTGCTGTCAGAAGTCGGAGCATTAATGTCCTTCTCTGATCTCTGCAAATACTCAATTGTAGAAGATGATGTCGGCTTCAAAGAATTGTTAGCTTGACCCGTCTCCACCAACATCTCGATGGCAGGCCGCTGCAGGGTGCCCCAGCGAGCTGTCCAGTTGGTCATTTTTCCCTCGTACTCTTTCTCATTTTTGGAGATCTCAGTTTTAGAGGGATCGAATGGCAGATATGCATCTTGCATTCCGTATCCGAGCGCACGATTGTCGTTGAACTGTGTGTTGATGACGAGGGACAAGAATCCTTCAATCGTCATCTTTGGATTCTGCTTGAGCGCAGCGCTGTATGAATAGGAAAGAGCTCGTATGTCGATTGGGAACTCTGCCACGCTGTGGCCACTTACTGGTCCACAGGAGTCGTTGAGAGCATAGAAGCAGATCTGCAGCTCCTTGCAGTCGTTGAGACTGAGGAGTGCAGGGGCGACAAAAGTCGTGAACAGCTTACCAAATGACACTACACCATTGGGCATCTTGTCAGCATTTGGCAGCTTTCCATTCGGCTTTTTGACGGCAGCAATCACATCTACGAGCTCTGGTCGGAAGAATTCTTTTCTCTTATCGTCGGCCAAGAAGGGATCGACTGAACCGGGTGCCACGAGAGCTTCGAATTTCTTGCTCGCAGTTTTTTTCGCTGTATCCTCAATTTGCTTCTTGAACGATGGTCGATTTGGGCCGTTGACGTACAGCTTGTCGAGACTATCCTCTAGATCTTTGGCTTCTTGAGCGGACAAAGTCTTCTTCTTGCCGTCTCTGAGAGACTTGACGAGCTGCTTGATGTCTGATTTGACTTTGTCGTCGCTGATGTCCGGGAAAGATCCCACAGCTCCTGCGTTTAGAATCTGATACGTTCTGACGTCGGCATCAGTCTGATCTCCACCCGGGATGTTCTTCTTCAAGTTCGCAATTGTCTCGACGACCTTGCTCATGTCCTCAAGAAGCTTTGACATGGACTGATCATCGTCTGTGACATATGCCTGATTTGCCGTTGTCGAACCTTTTGTGACCATCTCGATCGAGACAGACACTTGACCCGTCGCGTCAAATGAGAAAGACGTATTTGCGACCATCCATCTCTCACGAACTGACATGCGCTCATTGATGAATTTTGCATACACGTCATCAATTCCTCGTCCATCGGCGCTTCGTCCTCTGGGCGCGAGCCATCCATATGTCGTGACTATCGTCGCCGTCGCAGAAGCAATCTGACCACGCAGGAACGTGGAGAACTCAGACAGACGACTCTTGTCATGGATCTTGAGCTTCAGAGAACCCTTCTTGTGTGCCATGGCACCAGCGCCTGCATTGACGATCGACACGTCAAGTCCCGTGATAGACGCAAAAGGAACGAAAGGTTTGACGTCAACGAGGCGTGTCTTTCCGTCGCCCGCAAGCGTAGACATGTTCGTGAGCGTCTGGGGAGCTAAAAACATCTCCATGCCAGAGTAAGCCGTCACAATGTTGTCTTTTGTGGTGGTCTGATCAAGAGCACGATCTGCTTCAGTCAGATTCGCGCTCGCCAGCTCAGTAGAGCCCACTAGAAATCTCAACATGCTGGGCGTGGTCAAATTTGTGGCAGAAGCAGGAGGACTGTTGGGACCCGTATAGACAGGTGCTCTGTCAATCTTGAACTCCACATCAAGGTAGGGCACCATCTGAGACGCAAAGATGCTGGGAATGTAGTTGAGAAAGAACTCTACGTCTGATGTATTGCGGGCCGCAGGAGTCACAGCGGGATTAGACGTCACAAATACTGTCAGATTCTTGTCCTTGTCAGTCTTCAATCCGGGCACAATGTCGTTAAGCGTCTTTTTGAGCCAATACTCGTCAGGCGACTTCCCCAATTTCAGCGGTTCAGAAGTCGCCGTGGAGATGACATGAGTGTCTGTGGCTTCGTATTGCCCGTCAAGTAGAGATTTGATGCCTTGCTCGCCATCTTTCCCCATGAACGACACGAAGTTCTCCAGAAAAAGCTCTCTCAAGTAATGCTGAATTGACTTCTTCTTGACTGCTTCGGCGCCCATCAGAACGTCAATGGGAGACAGAAATCCGTAAATCTTCTGGATGTCAAATTCAGCCATCAAGAAATCAGTCTCTCGACTGCCCTCAAGTCTGGGACGATAATGACAGTGCCCGGCGGAATCTGCATGCCCCAGCCGATGTCAGACGCTGCTGCCAGGACCCACCAGTAGCGGCCTTCTCCATAAACGGTTCCTGCCAGAGCATCCAAGCGATCGCCCCATGTTGTGGTGAACTTCTTAGTGATGGGAAGTGAACCATTTTTGATCGAAGCACGAATGAGATTCGTAGCTCTTGCTGTTCCAAGCATAGAGCCTGCTTCCAATCTGACGTCAGTCTGGTATCTGCTGAAGGACATGTCTCACCTTCCCTTGTTGGCAAGTGGACCGATCGGATAGATTGGAGCTCTGTTTGAGCCCTCGTGGTCGAGACCGGGCGCAATGTCGTGAATGGGTGAGAACGTGATCGTGATCTTGCAGCCCTTTGGAGCTTTCTTTCCCGGGTCTATCTCCCATGTCATGCGGTCGTACCAGTCAAAGTCCATGCCCTCAATGAAGCCAGCGATTCCCTTTCCGCCCGCAGAGCGGAACGACTTGGCAATGACGTTGCCTTTGCCCTTCTCGTTATCGTTCATGAATTCAGCCGCATTCTGAGCATAGTCTCCCTCCGGGATTCCCGCTTTGGTGCGCGCTTTGGTGTCCGCCTTCTTAAGGGTCTCATTTGTGGGCGTAAGTTCAGACTTCAAAAATGAGAAACTATTTCCGACAACCATCGACTTTGGATTCTTGGAGTTGTCATAAACGAATCGAGCCTGGGCAATGTCATCATCGGTCAGAGAGTCGATCTCGTTTTTCTTGGCGATCCTTACAGTGCCCAGAACGTGCATGTCATCAAGCTCTTTGTCAATGTCGACAATCAAACCCTTTGGATGATAGACTTTTGCGTCGATTGGTGGGGGTGGATTTCCAATGATAGCAATTGAAGAAGGAGCAACTGATGGTCCTTTGATAGACTTTGGTATGAAAGAGTTTCCGCTCTCAGTGATGGAATTTTTAAGCTCTTCTTTCTGATATTTCTGGTACGACTCAAGCTGACCTGCATTGGGCGGAGTAATCTCTGCGCCATTGAACTTTGTGCCACCGTAAGAGTATCCAAACAGGCGCGCGAGATTGAACTTGGAGTAATTGCTCTGGATCAGGTCTCCGATTCTCACGCGACACATGGGAGGGGCGCCGATGAGCTGACTGAACGGAGCTCGCATTGTGTAGTTGTCAGTCTTGATCATCTTCCCCTCAGTGAACTGAGGGTACATGAGAGTCGTCAGCTTGTTGATCTTGAGCCACATGGAGTCAAAGTCTTCCTGACTCGTTGCAGCAACATAGAAAGAGAATCCAAGCTTTCTTGCCGTGCTCTTGTATGTTTTGACAGCCTCGACTCGACCCTGGCCATCTGACGCTTCGTATGTCGCAGCGAGCCCATCTGAAAGGCTCGTGAGAAAAGCATGGAAGCTGACGATCTCGTTTGTTCGAAGGTCGTGAAAGTAGAAGGGCATATACTCAGCATCTAGTGCTGATTCCATTGCCTCTCGAATCTCTGTAGGAATTCTGCCGCTGCTCTCTTGAACATACAAGTCTCTCTTGAGGCCCGAATTTGTGTAATTGGCATCAGACGAGTACAATATTGAAGGCATCATCGATGGGACAGAAAGAGCGCTGTCTCTTCCTCCCGCAGCGTCTGCTTGAGCTTTCCTGACGCTTGCAGGAAGAATAAGCATGTCGGGAGATCGATAGGATGACCAAGCGAGTCTCGTGGAGTTTCTGAGGCGATTTTTGACTTGAGCGTTGACATTCCACGTAGCATCAATTGCCGAAGTCTTTGGACCAGCACCGTTGTTGGCAAAACGATCGACGTAGTCCGGGTTGTCTAGCAAGATCTGGTCGCCCAGCTGAGCAAACACATTGACTGCTCTGATGAACTTTGACTCTCTGAAGACATCGATGAGCGCAAAGAAGTTTTTCACTCCGCTCATGATGTTTGTCTTGAAGCCGTCGACCAAGCGCGACATGGCATCGCCGATCTGCAGGAAAGATCTGTTGACTGATCTTGCCACGACAGAGTCGTATCCTGGATTTTGGGCGGCGTGCAGGGCGCCCGAAGCAAGTGCGGACAAGAAGCTGTCACCCTCAAATCCAAAGAAGGCGAGGGCTCCCGTGATGACGCACTGCTCTGTGGGGTGAATCGTCTTCTTGATGCCGATCATTTCCCAGAAGTTGAAGCTGCCCTGCAAGATGGACTTGATGAGTCCACCGACATTGCTGGGATCTGCTGTGGGTCCTCTTCCCGTGCTTGAACCGATGGGATACCGACCCAATGCGTCAAATGCCGTGTTGTTGCCAGTCTTAGATGAACCCACACCAAACGGTGGCTTGAATAGCGCCAAAAGTCCTGTGATGGCCCCGATTGACACTCCCAGCGTCGCCACGAGAGAGATGGACAGCAGCTGCATTCCAAAGTTCGAGGCGCCCGAGTAGTGGTCCAACGCATTGTTGAGAGTTCCCCACGACAGAGAGGCAGGCTTGATAAGCTGGTGTTCGGAGATTGAGCTTTCAGTGAGAGTCTTCAAGACATCTGAAGCCTCGAGCAATTCTTTCTCAATTCGAGAGAGTCCCAACTGGGCCACGCCGGGCAAAAGGGCGCCTGCTTCCACTCCTCCCGTGGAAGGATTGACTCCATCAGATGTAGACTTCAGCTCAAGGCCTGCTCGAATAGACAGAGTTGTTCCCACTTGAGCAAGCTGACCGAACGACACATTTTTGGAGTCGTCTGCGGGTGCAGAGACGCCCGACTTGTACTTGGTCGAAAACTGCTTTAGACCCAGCTGATCCTGAGCGGCAGTCTCGTAGTTTCCGCCGAACCGATTGACCAACAGCGCATTTGTGTACTTCGACACCTCACTGTCAGGATCGGGAGCTTGACGCAGCAAGTCGTTTCCGTCCACAGTAGTGTTGAACTTGAACTCTCTGCCCTTCTTGACGTTCAGATTGGCTGCAGCAGACGACTTTGTGTCGGGCAGCTTCTTGTCAAATGCAGACGCATTAGATGTCGGAGTTGGAGAAACGGGCGAGCCAAAGTTGTCAGTGAGTGTGACGGGCGTAGGTTCCTCGCCTTCAGTGTGGCTCACAGGATAGAAGTTGGCAGCGCGGGGAGCACCTCCAGTGCCCTCAATTCCCATCGAGGTTTTGCTGAGATACGATGCCAACGTCCTTTTCGTAGATTTGGACAGATCTGGATTCGAGCCGTCAACAGAGATGTCTCCCGAACTCCACTTAGTCTTCGCAGGAGGATCCGCATCCTGCTTAACGCCCACATCATAGGTGTGCATGTCTCCATCAATGGAGAAGCCGCCCGTTCCTGTGTCAAGCTTGCCGTCAGTCGCCATTCAGCCTACTTCGCCTGGGAGTCTGATTTCCCCTCACTAAGTAGCTCCTCGTCCGCTTCCAGCAACCGCTTTCGAAATCCGTCGGGATCTCGCTCAGCCTCCGCACGAATTCCCTCGACGACGCCGGCGACGCTAAGCAGAAACTCTTCAGCAAAAGCCTGAACGAACCTGCGTTCCTTGTCTGACTTGGCGACTTCAAGCACCGCCTTGAAAGTCGGATCATTGTGCAAAAGCTTGATGTACTCTTCGCGCGTCATGGGACAATCTTATGCCTTCTGCTGAGCAACAGCGCTTGAGTACGGCTGAGCGTTGTTGGCAGGTGTGTAGCCGATAGTTGCTTGCTGCACTTTGTCCTTGGGCACACCCTCAATAGCGGCATTGATTCGGTCGCGGATGACCGACTTCTTGCGGTTGATGAGGATCTGCTCGACGTCATCGACCTTCATGGTGACAGTCATCTCTACATTGATGACCACGTCCTTGTTGTTGATCGTGTACTTGCCGGCACCTCCGAGAGCGAGGCCATCAGAAAGAGCGGTGAGGCTAGTCTTGATCTTTGCTGCGTCTCCCTTTGACAGAGCATCCGACAACTCATTCGCTTTTTCAAACATTTTCTGAGCAGCATCCAGGGAGTTCTTGAGACCCTCGAACGTCTTGGCAGACGCAGTTATAGACGAGAACATGCTGTTTACACGCTTCAAGGTCTCTCCGGCTTCGCCATTCTTTCCCGACATCATTGAGTCGATGGTAGAAACAGACTCAATGATCTGCTTGATGGGTGACTCCTTTCCTCCCCATCCGTGTGCCAAATCGTAGAACAAGAATCCAAGCTTTTGGAATGTGTCTCTCAACGTCTCATTCAAGTTGCGATCTCCAAGCATTCCAAACGTGATGTTCACGCCCATGCCCGATAGAGTCTTGAAGACCTCTGAGACCGACTTGATGATGTCAAAAATCTTCGTGACGCTTGTGATCTTAGCGGCAAAGTCTGCATTTCCCGCCTTCATCAAGGCAGGATCATCAATAACAGCCGCAAGAGCTTTGATCAGATCGGGCAACGCAGTCTGGACTGACTTGAACACTTCAACGATCGTGGGGGTGCCTTCGGAAATGGTCTTGACAGTCTCAGTTGCTGAAGTTCCTGCGTTTCTGTCGAAGTTCTTCTTGGTCGATGTAGTGGATGTCTTGGGCTTCATCGCGCTGAAGATATTGCCGACGAACGAAGACACGGTTCCGATCATTCCCATGATCTTCTCCATGGTCTCCATCTTCGCCTTGGACGGAATGTCAAGGTTCTCAATCTTCGCCATGATGCTGTTGATGATGGAGATGAGTCCTTCGTTTGGATTTGCGATCTTTGCGATGATGGAGTTGATTGCGTTGGCAACAGCCATGACACCATAGGTGTCGAGAGAAGTCACATCACCCGCTTCAGTCTTGGTTGTCCTTGTCATTCCCGACAGAGACGACATAATCGACGTGATCATTTGCGACATGCTCTGAATGATGCTTCCGATGATGGGTCCCGTCGCCTTGATGACTTCAATCTTGTCAGCAGGGATTCCAGCGACGCTGTTAGAGACGCTGGTCACCATGTTGGTGATGGAAGACATAATGGTGGTGAGAAAATTCGTCAGACCGTCCATTGCAGTCTTGATCTTCGCTTGGTCTGTCTCAGCGGTCTGGTACCAGTGCGTCATCTTGTCCTGGATCTCTCCGATGGGACCTGTCAACCCTCCAATGAGAGACGCGATTCCACTGAAGATCTGTCCGATTGTCCCAGCTGCTTGGAGCTTCTGCTCTGGAATTTCTTTGATTCCATCGATGATCTTGTCGACCATTCCCTTGAATCCCGACTTGCCGTCGCTGCCCTCGATCATCGTCTTGATGACCTGATTAGCCTTGTCGAGTCGTGCATTGATCGAGTCGCCCGACTCAAAGAATCCAAAGTCCATCGACTTGAAGATTGCGCCCACAGAATTCGTCAGATTGCCGATCGCTCCCATGATCTCGGCAAAAGCCTTGGACTTGGTGAGGACTGCATTTGGGTCCTCTTTGATGAGAGACAGGCTGTTCATCAGTCCAATGACAGTGCCCACCATGTAATCGATGGACATCTGAATTGCTTTCATGCCGGCAAGGATAGCGAGGCCTCCAATTCCAAAAGTGCCCACAACATAAGTGCCGATCAGAGCAGCAGCTGTGATTCCCATCCCAGCCTTCTTGAAGAGCTCCATCATGACGTCCATGAGCATTCCGAACTTTTGGACGCCCGAGCCGTCGATCTCTCCTGAACGCTTGATCACGTCCTTGCCCATGTCGATTATGCCGTTCATCACCTTGGCAAGTGCGAACATTCCCACAGTAATAGCGGGGGCGAGAGGAACAATGAGGATTCCGATGAGAGCCGCAGACTTGATGAATCCGACAGCTTGGTCGAACAGCCTCGACATTGTGTCCATGATTGCTTGGACGACAGCGATGTCGCCGAGCTGGATGTTTGCAGCTTGGACTTTTTTGACTGCAGCAAGGAATGCAAACATTCCTCCCGCCATGATGCCTGCCATTCCGAGCAGACCAATGAGAACGAGGGCAGCCTGAGGCCCAGCAAGTGCGAGACCCAAGGCCATCGCAGCACCAGCAACGAGAGCAGATGCTCCCATGACGAGGGGCAGCGCCTGGAAGATCGCGATCGTTTTATCGATCGTGGTGGGATCTGCTCCGATCTTCTTCACAGCGTAAAGACCGAGGAGGAAGGGAGCCAGTCCAGTGACCATCACTGCTGCCATAGCAAGGAGACCCGGCAGAATGACTTCTGCACCTCCTGCTTCCATGACAGCGCCCAGAGCCATTGCAGCAAGTGCCATGCCGCCAGCGGCGAGCATGACGACATCCATAGCAAGGAAGATGCTGCTTACGATGCCGATGTCCTTGAGGCCGACATTGAACTTTCGAACAATCGCCATTGCCCCAAAGAACGACACAAGACCGATCGCCATGATAGCAGAAACAGCAGCCAGGCCTTTGAGTATGCTAGATTGCTCGGAGCCCCATGTTCTGCTTGCCATCATTAGAGATGCTGCACCACTTGCAGCTATCTCCATGGACTTGCCGACGACGGCGAGGACGAGACCTGCCTTCAAGATGTCTTCGACCTTGACATTCTTGACAACGGCAAGCGCTGCCATGAAGGAAACGAGTCCAACTGCCATCAGGCCCGCGACTCCGAGAATCATCTTCATGACTGCTGGGAAGTTGATCTTAGAGTTAGATGCTGCCTCCATCTTCTCAGTGGCTTCCTTGCTCGGCAGAGCGGCAGTTGTGGCTTCGATCGCAGTGCTCATGGCAGCCTTGCCCTTGGCGGCCTGCGCTGCTGCGCCGATTCCCTTTCCGAGGCCACCGACGATCAATCCGCCAGCTTGCTTCGCGAGACCACCCGACATAGCCCCGACCACGCCCTGAAGAATTGCGGGACCAAGGAGCAACGCGACGGCGCCGCCGATCATCTTTTGGCCCGTCTTCGTCTCCAAGAGAGCATGCTTGATCTTATCGAAGATCGCGGATGCCATGTCCTTCAAGACGGGCCACAGGGTGTCAGCAAACGTCTTGAACACATCCAGAAGAGGCTTCACCCATGGGGACACAGCCGCCCCTGCGCCGCTCACATCGGGCATCTTGGGATCTTTGATGAAAGCGACGACGACCTTGAGCATATCTGCAAGCTCACGGATCGCCCACTTTGACATCTCAGCAAAGATGTTGACCACGGCGAGTCCCATCTTCTTCATCGCGCCCAACACTTGCTTGCCGCTCTGAGACTCGCTGTCGAAGAAATCGAAGAAGGTCTTCTTCAGGTTCTTCATGAGCTTCTCAAACGCAGAAGAGAAGTCTCCCTTGTCTCCCGCGAAGTCATTCAGAACCTTCATGACTCCATCAGCGAGGCTCTGAAACTTCGCAGGATTGAACATGTCTCGCAGTCCCTTGATGAAGTCCTTGAGACCCGGGAAGTTCTCGACGAACATCTTGCCCAGCTTGATTCCCGTCTGATACACGATCATGAGAGACCGATTGACGTTCATCATCAGCTCTCTGAACTCTGGAATCTGCTGGACGCCAAGAGTGAATCCCTTGAGGAGGTGCTCCAAGAAGCCGCCCATCTTCTCTCCCGAAGGCGTGAGACGCTCGATTGCGTCGCTCAGCTTCTTCATGGCGTCGGCCTGCGTCAGAGTGGCCTCAGCGGCCTTCTCCGACTCAGTCTTGATCTTTGCAAGAGACACGCCCTGGTTCTTTTGGGCGAGGGCAGTGTCAAGGACTCCAATCTCCAATCCGCTCTGTTGGGCGATGAGCATCCTCTCCTGATAGGACATCTTTGCCAAGTCCTTGCCCGTGGCTTGGAAAGACTTTCTCAAGATCTCCATCTTCTCAGCGGTTGACTGAGCTGACATCAGCTCCATCGCATCGATGTTTGTTCCAAACTGCTCATTGAGTGTGGACACAGACTCTGCTGCAGAGTCAAATGTCGCAAACTTGTCCATCAGAGCAGTCATCTTGTCAAAGGAGATTCCCAGCTTGTTTGCATAGGTGACCGATGCTGCCAGCTCCTTGTTGGACAAGTGGCCGAAGTGACCCATGTCCTGCATGGCCTTGGACATGTCACGAGAGATGACCTTGGCGTCTAGGCCAAATGCTTTGGCAAGGCCGTAGGACTGCTTCGTCATGTCGTTCAGCACAGTCCCCATGTCCTTGCCCATTGATGCACCGCGGACTGCGATTCCAGCCATGGCATCGTCTGCAATTCCTAGACCCTTCTGGTATGCGAGGAGAGCGCCGCCGTTCTTTTTGAACTCTTCGGCGTTGGCAGCAAATTGGGGACCCATGGCCTTGGCGACTGCGGTCACCTTCTCCATCACTTGCGCCAAGTTGCCAAACACTCTCCAGGCGGAGAGGCCCGTGTCCGAGAATCCCTTCATCTCCTTCGATGTGGAAATGATCGCGCTTGAAGAGACAGATGAGAAGGCGCCGAACTCCTCTCTCACCTTCTCCATGGCAGCAGCAAGTTCATTGCCGCCCATGCCGTTCTGCGCCATGTCTGTGAGGCTCTTCAGCATTCCAAAGGGAATTGCAATGATGGCTTTGCCCACCTGCCACAGAGAATCCACGACAGAAGAAAAGATGGAGGCGCCGCCCTTCATCAGAGCAGACACATTCTTGAACCCCTGACGTAGTCCTGTGAGAGCCCCAGCAGCAGCTGTCACTGCGGGAGTGTACTTGCTGTTTAGGGTCTTTGCTGCTTTCTCCACGACGCCATTGAGACCCTTAGCTTCTTTCTGAGTCTTGTCGAGGTCCTTCTCAACCTTCTTCCAGTTCTCTGGAGAGAAGAAAGAGGTGGAGCTGGTGTCTAGCTTCTCGAAGTCCTCCGACATCTTGTTGAGGACATCACGCAGACCGTCGATGATCTTCTGCTGATCAGTGAAGGAGTCTGTGGTCTCCCTGACGTTCTTCTTGATGCCCTCTGTCAGATTCTTGACAGTCTCCAACGTCTTCGGGTCCATGGGAGTCCCGCTTCCGCTTCCACTTCCGCCTGTGGGATCAGCCATTATCGTGTAAGTAGATCGATGAGTTCACTGTCAGACATCTCTTCCTCTGTTCCTTCGACGATCCTAACGAACTTCTCTCCCAGCCTTTCTATCCACTCGTATTTGCGAATGTCGTCGTAGAATCTTCTCAGAATTGATTGATCGCGTGGAACGTGAGAAGCTGCGATAACTTCGACTGGCCGATCAAGGCCATGCCAATATGCTCCGTCATATTCAACAAGCACTCCATTGAC